GTGAACGGGGATGGCGGCGCAGGCCGCATTGATGAATTCGTTGTCACTCCAAGCCTCAGGCGATAACTCGCCCTCGAACACCGGCAAAACATTCGTACCACTCGTAGCGACAACTTGCGCACCGGTCATAATTACCCGCCTTTCTGATCGTTTGGGGAGGCGCTTTCAACTAAGCGTCCACGTAACGATAAGGCATATCATAAGGGTACGCAACAAATCCTTGTATTGCTTTGTTGCATTTTCGCTGTATTAGAAGTCAAAATTACTTTGGTAGGACGAAAATTGTTAGCGCTGTAATACTTTTGTCTGCCCCGCTGTCAACCGTTTGCGAGCAGCTTATTTTGCGTGCTCTTTCTCTACGATCGTCTCTATCGGCTTTCCTGTGACGATAGCGCCCATCACCTTTATCAGTGCGGCGCGCGTTGCTTCAGGTGAATGTTCGTAGAGGCCGCGGACAGTGTTTAGAACGTCTGCCAGACCCTCGTCCTGGACTTCTGCAGGCGCCTGATGGTTTGTATCGAGCCAGCCTTCCGGGAGGTTCAGGGCGCTCTCTATGCGACGCGCGAGCTGCGGACCGATGATGCGGCCGTTTCCGCCCTCTTCCTTCTTCCCACCGTTCTTGATCTGCGACACGTAGATCTGATCCATGCCGAGACGGTCGGCAAATCGTCTGAGCATTCCGCGATCTGGCTCGTTCGGCCAATCCTTTCGAAAGTCTTCTTTGAATTGGTCAAACAGCCAAAGGAAGTTTCGTTGGCGGATGCGCTCGATTGTTTCTACGGTCATCTTTCGGTTCCTGTGTTTTAGTCGCGGGTTGGCCCCGTCGTGCGCACCTCATGCGCTTTTCACCGGTACGGTCGTGTTCCCCTCGCCGCCCTGCTTTTCTCGTGTAACTGAATATTGCGACATCGGGCGTCTGAATGCAAGCGTGACCAAAGCAAAAAACTAGAGTTTTCACTAACTTACAGCGCTTTACGCTTACAAATACTGGATACTTTTGGCGCTTTATAATACAATGAAAGCCTTAGATCAACAGGCGCGAGGAGCCGACAAATGGATGCAAACGAGTTCCACCAAAAGCACGGCCGCAAGATCGTCGACCAGGTGCGCGAGAAGCTCGGCATGAGCCTGTGCTCTTGGTATCACATCAAGAATTACGCCCGTCCTGTGACGCCTGACCGCGCTGTAAAGCTCGCTATGGCAAGCGACGAGATCACCGCTGGCGACGGCATGCAGATCGTCGACCTGCTGCGCCTGCGCGATTTGCCGGCGCGTGTAGTTGGCACCGGCAAGGAGTGAGCGTGAACAGCATCTTGGACATCGACTACGAATGGTGGATGACACCGGAGCAGAAGGCTGCGGCGCGCGCCCACGAGAAGGCGGCGAAGGCCGCGAGCGCCAAGTTTGATCGGCGAATCAAAAAGGCCATCGAAGAGGCTGCCCCGTTTATGCGCGAGTGGGGCGACGGGAATGGCGGTGAAATGATGCGCCGAATCGAGGAACAGATGTACGCCTCCGGCGCCATCCGCTCAAGAAGCCGGGGGGACGTCTACCAGAAGGCGAAAATCAGCCGAACCCTTGCGAAGTCTGTTTTCGAGCGTGATGCGTACCGGTGCGTCATGTGCAGCTCGCACGTCGATCTCTGCTGCGACCATATCATTTCCGAGCGCGACGGCGGCCCGACGACGCTCGAAAACCTGCAGACGCTTTGCCGATCCTGCAACAGCACCAAGGGCAAGAAGTCGTTTTCCGTCCTCAAGAGGAACGCAGCATGATCATCCGAGAGCCGCGCCCGGACAGCAACTTCTACATTCTCGACAAGCGGATCAGTGAAGATGAGCGCCTGTCGTGGGCCGCTCGCGGGATGCTCATCTTCCTGCTTGGCAAGCCCGATCATTGGCGCGTCAGCATTGAGGCACTGATCAACTGCACGGCAGGCGCAGGACAGCGCCAGTCTGGCAAAACGGCCGTCTACGCGATCATTAACGAACTCTTGAATGTCGGCTATCTGAGACGCAAGAAGCACGCAGACGGGACGCTCGACTACCTTGTTCGCGAGCGCGCGACGCCCTCCGACCCAAATTCAGGAAACCCAGATTTGGGTAATCCAGATCAGGGAAACCCAGATTTGGGTAATCAACCACTAGTAAGTACTGATTCTAAGAAAGAACTGAGAAAGGCAGCAAAGACTGAAAAGGTCGCTGCGCGCCCCTCCTTACCTGAATGGCTCGATCCTGAGTTATGGGCCGAATGGGAGCAACACCGCAGAGAGAAGAAAAAGCCGATGACGCCTAGCAGCGCACTGAAGACAATCGAGCAGCTCGCAGCCTACCGCGCGCAAGGGGTCGATCTGAAGGCGGCGATCAATCACTCGATTGCGAACGGATATCAGGGTATTTTTCCGCCCAACTCTAAAACATCTGGGGTATCATCTAGTAAAACAAAATCGCTTGCTGACATGGACTACAGCACGCCACTTTTCTAACCAGAAGTGTTGTACAAAAACAAACAAGGAACCGCGATGAATGATTTAACGACCACGCACTTAACACGCGAGTACGTCTCGGAACAACTTAGCTACGACGCAGAAACCGGCGAACTCCGATGGAAGGTAGCGAAGTCCAACTGCATCAAAGCCGGGCAGGTTGCCGGATCGATCGGCATTCAGGGATACCTGAAGGTCAAGATAGATCGAAAGCTCTACCAAGCGCACCGTGTCGCATGGCTGCTCGCCAATGGGGCGTGGCCGGAAGGCCATATCGACCACATCAACGGCGTTCGATCTGACAACAGAATCGCGAACCTTCGCGTGTGCTCCAACACTGAAAACGTGAGAAACGCGAAGATGCGGCGCGACAACACTAGCGGCATAAAAGGGGTCTTTTGGCATAAGGCCTCGAACGCATGGTGTGCTCGGGTCAGTCACGACGGCCGCATGGTGAATGGCGGCACGTTCAAAAACATCGAAGACGCAAAACACGCAGCTATTGAACTTCGCGAAAAATTGCACGGAGATTTCGCTAATCACGGAGAGCAAAAATGAACGTTTCGATCAGCCAAACCGTGCAAATCGGCTCGTGCGCAGAACATGGAAAGTTCTCGATCCGCTCGTTTTCAGTTGGCGAGCGGGTTATCCGAGCTGATCGCTGCCCCGTGTGCGAGCAAAACGCCGAAGACCGCGAGGCAGCAGAGCGCGCCGAGAAGGAGCGCGCAGAGCGTCAGGCGAAGATCGAAGCGCGTCTTGAGCAAGCGGGCATCCCTGCTCTGTTCCGTGATCGCACGTTTGCAAACTACGAAACGAAGTCGCAGGCGCAGTGCGCGGCATGGGACAGGTTCCATATGTTCGCTCGGGATTTCAGTTTGCACCTGAAGCGCGGAACGGTCCTAGTCGGCATCGGCAAAGTTGGTACCGGTAAATCTCACCTTGCATGCGCTGCCGCTAACTACCTGATGGCACGCGGTCACACCGTCTACTTTACGTCCACCGCACGCTTGTTTACCAAGATCCGCGGAACATGGTCGCGCAACTCCGAGCTTACCGAAGAACAAATGCTTCGCCAGTTCGAGTCGATCGATTTGATGATCCTCGACGAGATCGGATTGCAGCGCGGAACGGATGACGAGCAACGCACGCTGCACGAGCTGCTAGAGGCGCGCAGGCTCAATTGCAAGCCCACCATCCTGCTGACGAACCTCGACGTACCGAGCCTGAAGGCGTATCTCGGCGAGCGCTTCATGGACCGCCTGAGCGAATCTGGCGTCAGCGTGAAGTTTGATTGGGAGAGTCATCGCAGAGCATCGCGCGACGTGGGCGGCCTTGATTCGGAGGCAGCATGATTCCAGCCCGCATCAGCGATTACCTCAGCACGCAGCCCGAGGGCGCCACCGTTCAGCAGATCGCCGACAGCATCGACATTACGGCTCAGAAGGTGCGCCAGGCACTATCGCGACTTGAAACCAGCGGCAAGGTGAAATGCAACGGCCGCCGCGATAGATCGGGCTGCATTTGGTTTAGCACGCGCGAGGATACGCCGCCCGTGTTCAGGGCGATGGAGACGCTACGGGCAATGCAGGAGGCATGTAGAGCGCGATTGATGGCTAACCAACTGGAGGCGGCATGAAGATGACGAAATGGTTTCCGGGCAATGTGAAGCCGGTTCATGTTGGCGTGTATGAGACAGCGTCGAACGACGCGGGCCAATGGTTTCAATACTGGCACGGTACGCACTGGGGATACTCGGCACACACGCCAGAGTTCGCATACGAACGAAGGGATTTGTGGTCGTACCATCAGTCAGACTCATGGCGCGGGCTGACGGAGCCAGCAGCATGAGCCCCGCCCTGTACTGGTGGCTGTTCTTCAACGTCATGGCGAGATCATGGAATCCGCCGAAACCGAAGCTGCCGCCAAAGGAAGATGCGTGAAGCTTCCGCAACCATTACGCCAGGCTGATTACGGCGACCCACTAAAAATACTAATAGCGCGCGAGGAATCCACATGCAAGGGCTGCGTTTATCAGATCGGGAAGATCAGTTTCGGCGAATCGGACTTACTCTGCGCTCGTCTACGGCCGATGACGAAGCGGTGCGAAGAATGGCGCTCTTTGGATCAATGGAGAGCGCACTGTCTTTCGCGTACACGTGGCGGGCAACGGCCGGCGTGAAGGTCGGCAAGGTCGGCGAGTTCGTCGGCAAGGAAGGCGGCATGATCCTATCAGCAAGCGAGAAACGGGCGCAGGCGCGGCTGATCCTTGACGTGATCGAGTCGCATACCTCGCTCGATCAACGGGCGCTCCTAGACGCGGAATACGGCGGCGAGAACGGCGAGCGACACGCGGCGATCGGTCGACTCGAACACCTGTTCGCCGGCATCGTGCGCAATCGGGCGGTCATTCGCCTGATGCTGATGCGCGAGTTCGTCTACGGCGCGCACTACTGCCCTTCTGCGCAGCACATCGCCGACGAGTGCGGAGTAAGCCGAAGCACCGCATACAACGCAGCTGCGAAGATCGGGCCGGCAATCGCAGAGCTGCGCCAGGCGACGCACGAGAAGTTACGACCGGCGTTCGAGCGCCGCGGGTGGCTGGCCCGCGAAGAAATGTAGGCAATCGCACAAATATTTTTGCGAAGGCGCTTGAATTTCTAATACTGCCGACGTATTATCCACCTCAGCAGCACACACAACAACAACCCAGAAGGAAACATCGATGAAACCGCAAACCTTGGCCCGCAACGGCTTATTACGCAGTATCGAAGCCTTCCGTCCGCAACAAGCTCCTGTTGCGCGTAAAAATTTGTCCGCAATGGATACACTGGCTGCTTCAGTGCCTAAGTCAGTGTTCATGCAGGAACTGCGCAAGGCCGGCGACGAGCACCTTTGCCCCGTCGCCGAACTGATCGAACTCCATCGTCAGGTGCAGATCGCGGAGAAGGTGCCGGACATGTACGCCCTTCTGATGAATTTCGATCTGGAATGGCGTCGCTTTTCATCGATGTTTCCTGAAGCCGCCGCCGATGGCTGGCTCTCCCTCCTTGTGAACCGTGCGCGCGTCCTGCGCGATGAAATCGACGAGATAAGCCATGCGGGCCGCGCTTGATTGGGTTTTCTTCGCCGCCCTGATCGCTTGGTTCCTATGGGCTACACAGCCGGGGTGGCAATGAGCGACGGCGCCGAGTGGTGGCAACAGCAAATTTCCGAAGAACACGAACAGCACGAACGAGAGAACAAACATGAGCACAGCAACGCTAGTCATCGGTCAGAGCGGAACGGGCAAATCCTCCTCCCTGCGCAATTTCGATCCGGCGCAGACCCTTTTGATTCAGATCGTTAAGAAGCCGCTTCCCTTCCGAGCGAAAGGCTGGAGCTACCTGAGCAAAGAGAACCCGGACGGAAACATGTTCGTCACTGACGACGCCGCGCGCATCGTCAGCATTCTCGGCAAGACGCAGCGCAAGACGATCATCATCGACGACTTCCAATACCTGCTGGCGAACGAGTTCATGCGCCGCAGCGGGGAAACGGGCTTCCAGAAGTTCACGGACATTGGAAAGCACGCTTGGGACGTCCTGACGGCCGCTAACACGCTTCCTGACGACGTGCGCGTGTACATCCTCACGCACAGCGAACAGCTCGATTCGGGACACACCAAGGCCAAGACGATCGGCAAGTTGCTCGACGAAAAGATCACCGTCGAAGGCTTGTTCACGATCGTCCTCAAGACCGATGTTGTCGACGGCGAATACACCTTCACGACACGCAACAGCGGGCGCGACACGGTTAAAAGCCCGATGGGGCTGTTCGGCCAAGAGCGCATTCCGAACGATCTGTATCTCGTCGACGACGCAATCGTTGATTACTACGGCATCGGGCAAGCCGCTTAATTGCCCTTCATCTGAGCCAAGAACAGCCAGATCAACCAGACCAAAGGAAACAGTATGTACGCACTGAACCCGCAAGCAGCACGCCAGGCAGAACAACGCAGCGAGCGCATTACCGAAATCGGCAAGTACGTCGGCCAGTTCACGCGAGCCGAGGATATCGAAAGCTCGAAGGGAACACGCGGCATCGACTTCGCCTTCGTGACCGCCGACAAGCAGACGGCGAACTTCACCCTCTGGACGTTTAACGCGGTCGAGAAGGAACTGTTCGGCTTCAAGCAATTGCAGGCGCTGATGACGTGCCTTCGTGTCAAGAACATCGCGCCGAGTGATGCGGTCGTGAAGAAATGGGACCGCGACACGCAGCAGGTTCAAGAGTTCGACGCCCAAGTGTTCGCCGATCTGATGAACAAGCCTGTCGGCATCCTGTTCGAGACGGAGGACTATCTGAAGACGGACGGCTCGATCGGGACCAAGGTTGTGCCGGCCGCGTTCTTCGAAGCATCGTCCGAACTGATGGCGTCCGAAATCCTGGACAAGAAAGCGGCCGCGCATCAACTCGCCAAGATGATCCCGAATCTGCGCCATCGCCCGTTGCGCAATGCGGCCGCACAGCCTGCACCGGCCCGTGCATCAGCGCCCGCTGGCGGCTTTGACGACATGGACGACGATATCCCGTTCTGAAATTAACAACGACCGCGCCGCTAGCACGCTCTAGCGGCGCACCAAGGGGAACAGCATGGTTAAAGCCAGGGAGGCTGCATTAAGCCGCGACTACGTGGCAAGCCTATTTGAATACGAAGCAGAGACGGGACATTTGCGGAGAAAAGTGAGGAAGGGCGGGCAAGTTGCCGGCCAAGTCGCGGGAGGTCTGCTCACAGACGGCTATGTTTCCGTCGCGATAGACGGTCACCACTATCTCGCTCACCGGCTGGCATGGTTGCTCGCTTATGGCCAATGGCCAAATGGACAGATCGATCACATCAACGGTGCCCGCGCAGACAACAGGCTTTCGAATCTCCGTCTAGCAACGGGCGCTCAAAACTGTCGCAACCAGAAGACCAAACGCAGCAAAAGCGGCTTGAAAGGTGCCGCGTGGTGCTCGACTAGGCAGCACTATATCGCGACTATTCGGACAGAACCGGGAAA